CACTCCGCGAGTCCAGCCTCAATCCCATGATTTAAGACTGCCTCTCATTTGCACACGAGACCTATAAACACAAAGTAGCACAGTACAAATACTTCGCATGAGGAATTAGTAAACCTAAATGTAACCAACCAATGGTTTTACGGTCTATCATAATAGGTGTTTTGTCCTCTAGCCTACTGTGGACTACATGAACTTCTCGTCAACAAATGGGGTGTAAAACTTCTCTAACGCAGGCATGTGTAATACACCACTCAAAGACTGCACACCACGTATCTGTTTCTCAATTTCTCGAACTTCCGTGGGTGTTATGGAGTACTTGTTTTCCAAGTAAAATAGGTATGCGTCATAATCATCTCTACCTGCATACCATTGCCTATCTCCATCTGCATACTGGTTGAACTCACTCAACTTTCCTTTCCGACCTAATTCTATCATCTTATCTGCGAGGGCCCCAAATATTGGTAATCCGTCTGCCCAAGCTTTCAAACACATCCCTTTTGAATAACATAACTCTTGTCTATATCGCAATTTGCGTTCCTCATTCTTTGATGGTGGCACTTTTGTAGACCATGAATTTGTTTGTATTACTCTAGCTGGTATGCGCGTCATTCTCAAATTCCCTTTGTCTGTTAGGAAAAACTCATTTGATAAGAAATCTAAATCTGTTATTTCACCATAATTAACTTTCTTACAGATTTGTCCTAGTCCATGTTTATGTTCATGTTTCTTATCAGTAAAGACAATGGCTATTGCTGCTTTTAGCTTCTTGAGATCTTTTGGCAACACTGCAAACAAGACATCATCACCTTTAACTTTAAGGCCATAATCACTTATGCCTGCAAGGTGGAACGTGTACTGCCAATAGGATATCATCAACATTGTATTTCCAAAAGTTGTCCATCCATCTCCTGATGCTCTACCAACTGCTTCATATTTCAATGCCCCATGATCAACACTTACTTGTAAAAGTAAACTACCTCTGATCATTTCTATGAACCGATCTTTGCACAGCATTTCTTTCCAGAACACATTTGGATGGTTAGCTGCTTTCTCTAGAAGCTCGTTCATTAGTTCATTCATTTCAGGGTATTGCGTCATATCAAAACCACTTCCATCGGAAGCACCCCACAAATATTTCATCTTGTTGTTTATCTCATCAAGGGACTGACAGATTTGTATCCAGTTCGCTCTGCCGCAGTATTCTTTACAAAATTTACTGGCAACTTCTTCAAGTTTATTTATAAAAGCATTAGCCCACACTTTCTTTTCATTGCATGGGCCACATATCTGTCTCTCTTTAGTATCATTTAATGGGGTGTCTTTATAATCATGTGGTACTGTGGTGAACTGCATTTCAACTTTAGTGAATGCCTCATATTCCATATTACACATACCACATGTTGTTATGTTATTTGGGTCTACCGCCTTGTGCATATTTTCACGATATTTCTCATTATACTTACTCAACCATTCTGTCATGTCTATATCCCATAATTCAAAATCTAAATACTCCATGAATTTAGGAATGAATATATGTCTGAACCAGTCTTTATATTTAGAAAAGACTTTTGGATCAAACCCTACTTTATTGGAACATGCTCTAAGACTCGATGCAACTGCTGTTCTTGGACAGTGATGTTTGATGGTGGGTGTGTACCAATTCTCAGTTCTAATTAGTGGAAATATTTGGTCTGCTGCTATATGTTCTTCGTTTTCATGATGACACGGAACTTTACGAAGATCTCCTGCATAATCCCCTTTGCCACGCAATTTCGGAGGATGAACTCCTAATTGCTTTTGCGGATCCACACGATCCTCAATGCACACGCAAGAGGATTGCAGGGTTTCGAAGGTGGTCCGCACCTGGGGTTTGGGGTCAGTTACGACCCCAATTGGGTTGGTTTATTTCTTTGCACCAACGGCCCTTTCCACTCTCTGGGCCTCTAATATTCTGAAAACTCTCGCAATAACATATGCCTCTGAGTCTTCAAATACTGTATGATCAGGTGCTGTTTTATTTCTTTGGGCTTGTACCATTGTGTGTAAAATTGATGATGTTTGGTTCTTAATACCAATAGCTATATAAGCTCTGATAATATCATCAACTTTGGCTACATAAGTTCCATCTTTAGATATTGTGACAAAGAGATTCATAAATGACCTCTCCAAAAGGGAAATAACCATATACCATTCACCATCGACAAGTCGAATGCGAATGTAGAATTGGCTTTTCCTGTCACACCATTGCCTCTTAATCCATCTAAGGAACTTAATGTGGCTTTCTGCGGAACACTTCATCTTGTCTGGCCAAGCTCTCTTTTCCTTACCAACTTGAAGGCATTTACTCTCATATTGGTCCTCATTGAAGAATTTCAAATCTTCTTCATAAGCCTTCTTTTCCCCAAGTGCTTTATTCTTAGCATTTTCTTCCAACATCCTATTAATTTCTCGAGTCGCCATTTGCTTATTAACATTTTCATCCATCATTATGTCTTGTTCAACGGCAAATCTCAGTGGGATTATATTCAATTCTTCAATCTCTTTAGCATCCCACTTACTCTTTTCTGTAACTCTTGCCCGATACATAACAAATGGGACGTCTCCATTCATTGCGAGTTCCATAGTCTCCATTAAAATTATGTATTTAACCCCGCGGTGTATGACTTCATAAGCAAAAACATCTTCGTCAGCTGTTAGTGGTATTTGATGTTTATAGGCTGTTGCATTTCCTTTTACTTCAGCAGTAACCATAAATGGTTTATTGTCTCGTGAGTGATCTGACTGTATGCGATGGGTGCTTTCAGGGTTTCCATCTATATCTAGCACCCCATGGCCAAGGGCTTGTATCGGCGTCCATTCAACATGTGTTGAAGCATGTAAGTCATGATACCTTTTAAAGACGCTATCTGTGAGCTCATAATTTCTTGAATCTTGTGCCTGTCGTAGCATCATACGGTAGTAATCGTGTCCTACTATCCATCCGCTACCTTTGAACCGATTTTCAAGGAAGGATTCAATCATTTGGTGGAACATTCCTTCCATAACACCTGGATAATACCAAGACTCAATTGATGTATAAGCATCATAAGTCCTTGAACATGCACAGGTGTTGTTCTGGGGTTGTGCCCAGTCAATGTTTCCTTCAGGCTTCATAGCACACTTACAGTGTGCTTTGGACAATAACCCTGTATTTGGGTCAATAGTTATTTGCTTCATGGCATTTGGTCTGATCTGTCTTTCTCTCTCATTGTGTTCTCGACATTGGGCTTGTAGTTTATAATAGTTGTTTTGTTCACGGATATCATCTCGAACCCCCAAGTTAGGGCACATCATGTGTTGATACTCAAGCCAGTTTTCACCGTCTAAGTAACTACCCATGCTTCGCACTGGGCTCGCTCCGATATCCAGTACCTTATAATTGGGAACATCTTTCGGTTTAGCAAGGTACTGATACACTAATTTATTGTGGTAAAGGCGTCTTAATTCTGCACCCAAAGCGTGTGGGTGGATTTTGTAGCCATTTGTGCCTCCCACATAAAACCTACTGCTATCCTTAGTGAGCAAATGTCTGAATTGTCCTTTAAGCACTTCAGTGCCTTCTTCTGAGTGTATGTAAGATGTTCTGAAGTGCGAGATAACTCCGCCTCTAACTTCAATAGAGTTTTCCGGGTGAGACGGCGGACGGTTCTGTTGTTGGCGCGCTCCCTGAGCGTTGCCTTGAGCTGCTGCATTGTTTTGGCCTTGGTTATTCTGTCTCTGATTTCTATTGTTGATTGGCTGTCCATTTGGATTCATACTAATACGTAGTATATTGTGTGTTTGATATAATCAATTTGTGGTTGAATATATTAGGTCTTTAGGTTTGTGTTCTAAAG